GCCATACTGGGCGGAAGCCCCTGCGACATCAGCCCTTTGTGCAGCGCCAACACCTCAGTCACCACCTCGTTGTCGTACTCAGTGGAGTCCGGGTCGATCTGAGGGTACTTAGCCTCAAGACTGGAGATCGTGGAGTCGTACTTGATCTCTTCCTTGGCCGCGTCTTTCGCTGCCAGCGACTCCAGCCGCGCCTGCTCGTTGTACATGGCACGTTCGAGCTGGCGCATCTCTCCGCGCAGCTTGGTAGCCTCCTTGGCCTCACCATCCATCAACAACTGGGCGTACTTCTCCTCCATCTCACCCAGCCGTGTTTCAGCTGCCTGGAAGTCCTCAGCCAGCTTGCCGCGCTGATTCGAAGCCTCAAGCTCCTTGATCTTGGCCTGATATTCAGCCTCACGCGCCTTGGACTTCTCAATCACCTCGCGGACGCGCTCGTTGGCGGTCTGCTTGTGCTTCTTGGGCGGTGGAGTCTCTTCCTTGACCTCCTCCTTAGCCTCTTCCTCCGCTTCTACTTCTTCCTCAGCTTCTACCTCAACTTCAGTCTCGGGTTCAGCCTGAGCGTCTGCTTCAGGCGTTACGGCCTCTGGCAGATCGTCACCACGATCCACCGGTCCGGGGAGGTCACTACCATCATCACCTGCCGGTGCGCGGAACTGACCAAATAACTTCATGTAGAGGTTCACTCTGATTCTCCTGTCTGGTTGGGTTGTTGTGCTGCGTAGAAATCTTTCACCTTCTGTGCCTGTAGCTTCTGCTGGTCCATCTGCTGCTGTGTCTGGAGCTTCATCTCAAGCTCACGCTCCTTGAGCTGCAACTCACGCTCCTTGAACTCAAACTCCTTGGCCATCTTCTCCATCTCCAGCTGGTGCTTCTCCTGCGCCATCTGCATCTCAGCCTGCATCTTGGCCAGCTCACCGCCGTTATCACCCTGCGCAGCCTGCTGCGCCTGGGCCTGCTTGAGCTGTGCGTCAGCCTCAAGCTTGGCAGCTTCACCCTTGAGCTTGACAGTCTCCAGCTGCTGCATCAAGTTCTGCAGCTCCTGAGCCTGCTGAGCCTGCGGGCTGTTCTTCTGCTCCTCCATCTGACGAGCTATGTCAGACTTGTGAAGGAGTCGTGAATTCTCAAGTAGAGTAGCGTCAGGAATCGGCAAGCCGAGTTCCCGCAGCTGCACAGCCTGCTGGAACTGCGAGTCTTCGAGCGTCTCACGTACTGGCGTGCTGGTAACGACAACATCATACTCCCCAAGTGTGAGGTCATTCAGCAGCTCACCAGTCTCTTCGTCCATCTGGTTGATGCCGACCTCCTCTGTCTCTCCTGTCATCCGGTCTTTAGTGACGTTGACGACGCGAGGCTCTGTGTAGTAATCCTGAATCAGGTCAAGAATCACACCTGCCAGGATGTGGTCTGAACGATTCAGACTATCCGTGATGTTGGCGTTGCTGATAGACCCGCGATTCTGGTTCAGTGCAACAGCTTTGGCGCTTACATCTTCGCGAGCCTGACCTGTCTGGTAATCAGAGACACCAGAGATCGTCTTGATGTGCTCTTCGGCCTTGTACGTGATCCGGTCCAGACCCTGAGGAGTAGGGTTAGGCTGGATCTTGGCGACTCCCGCCATGTCGTCGACTTCCAGTACCAGACCGGTCTCAGCTCCGCGCTGCTCCAGCTCTTCCAGAGACATATTCCGAAGCGCGCCGCTCTTAACCGTCCAGCCGGAGTTGGCGGTAGTGTTGATAACGTGTAGCTCCTGGGAACTGACCTTGTTAAGAAGCTCCTGAGGGCCAATTAAGTTCTCCACCAGACCCAAGGTCTGAGCGTTTCTGAAATGCGGGAAGTACGGCACGATAGTGAAGTGCTTGTACGGACTGAAGTCGTCGTGCAGCACGCAGTTATCTGCTGTCACTGTCCAGCGAATGCGTCGAGTCAGCTTCTTGATGACCTGCAACCTGAACTGGTCGCGCACAGCTGCGATCTTGTCTCTACTCCAGTTGTCAGGAATCGCTCGTGTGTCACCAGTCGTCTGATCGAAGAAGTGCTTCTGCTTGTCCAACATGCGGTGCTGGCGCTCAATCACGCGCACCTGCCGCATCACCTGCGACTCATCCGTCACGCCCTGGTAGTAAGACCGACCTCCGAAGCGAGAGCCGAACCTGTCACGCGCAAAATCAATCGAATCAAAACCGTACGGGAAGAAGCTGCCTGCCCGATTGCGCAAATAGTCTGCGTCCTCCTCGTTGTACAGCACCGCGACATCATCTGCAGTGATCCACTTCGTGTGAATCACATCCGCCCAGCTGTCCGGGTTGTACTCTTCGGCATCCGGATCAATCAACACGTTCTTCGGGTTGAGCCGCAGAATGCGGATATCACCCTGCATGTTGTCGTTGAAGTCCATGCGCACGTCGTAGAAGCCACGACTGGTAATCACTCCATCCGCAAACACATCACTCCGCACCCAATCCAGCATGTTGTCCTGGCTGATGTACTTGAACAACTTCGTCAGCGTGTCTGCGTTACCGCTCGGAGCGCCTGATCGTGGCTGAAAGCTGATCTCACTCCTGTTGAACAACTGGTCACCAAGCACGTTGTTGATCGTGCTCATGATCTTGTTGATCGTCAGTGCCGGTCTCCGCTGCGCCTTGAGCAGCGCCAAGTCCTTGTCATCCCACTGCAAGCCACGGAAGAACCGGTTGCACAGCTCTGCCTTGGCGATGTAGTCACTATGCCCGTTGTCTCTGACAAACTGGAACCTGTACCATTGTTTCGTGCTTATCTCGGTGTCAACTGGCATAGTGCGCCTTACGCTAGAAACTTCAGTTTGTAAGCTGTCTGGTTGCACAACATCACGATCAGATCAATCTGCGACTGACACTGTGAGCTGTCACACACCTTCTTGCGGTTCGCGTCGATCCACGACGCCAAGCCGTTGACCAGCGCCAGCGCGTTGGGCGGATTCTTGTACCCATCCGGGTGCTCGTTCAGCAAGGTCATGTACTCGCCCTGGTACATCTCGGCAAACGCGTCGGTCAAGTCCACGACCTCGTCGTAAAAATCGTGCAGCGCCATGTGCTCCGAGTAAGACTTCGACTTGAGGTGTAGTACGTGCGCCGCTGTGCGGCTGTGAAAGCAGCGCATCACCAGCTCTGCGGCTAACTTGTGGTCTGACATGCAGTCTCTCCTGTCACTTACGCGGCCATGTGACCGACTTCGACGCCCATTATGCCACTAATCTTCTCTTTCCACGACTTCAATCCGGAATTCTGAGGTGCGTCGACTTTAGGTGGTGCCTTGCCGGTGATCATGTTGCAGTTCCACGCCAGTGAGTCGACGATGTCGTCGTGGTCACCTGCCGGGAACCTCAAAAACTCCCGCTTGAGCGGTATCAGCCAGTCAGCCTCCTGAAACACCACGCGCCCCTGCTGCATGCGCCCCTGGAGTGCTCTGGCCCTGACCAGCTTGTCAGTCAGCGGCTTCAACACCTCATACGGCGGGAAAACACCTCGTTCTGCGCAGCGCTGCTTGAAAACCGGCTCTATGGCACGCCAAATCTGCCCGTCCTCAACCCCCAGCGCCACAGGTGTATCCGGGTAGAGCGTCCACTTCTGGTAAAAATTCAGCATCTCCTCGATGATCGTGAACGTATCACCCTTGAACCTCACCACGTCCAGCACGTGCAGGAAGTTATTCTCGTCCTGCAGGATCGTCGAACCTACGGTGTAGTCATTCTGCTGCTTTTCCCCGATGGCGTAGTCCCACGCCTGATACAAGTGCCGCTTGCGTATCTGTGGCATGCTCGGCTGAGTCCTGAACCACTCAGTCTTGAAATACATACCCTCATCCGGCACTGGATTCTGCTGGTAGAGAGCCGACCAGATGCGCGGGTGCATGTTGGCCTTGTAGTTCTCCAGCATCTTCGTCGAGTAGCGCTCTGGGTGCAGCGCCTCACCAGCCTGTCTGAGCAGCTTGGCACCCTCTGGCACGTCCTCGCCCTGCGTAGTGGGGCGGAACAAGTCACCCTCCTGCGTGAGGTACTCGTCAAACTCAGCCAGCGCTGGGTACTTGATGATGACGAACTGATCACCACCCGCCACGTCGCGCATCTGCTTCTGCAGCCGCCCTGCCAGATCGTCGTCATTCCAAAAAGTCTGGATACACAGCACACCCCCACCAGGACTAAGCCGGGTGTACGCCGTAGACCAGTACCAATCCCACAGGCCGTCGCGCACGGTAGAGCTGTCCGACTCCTCCATGTTCTTGATCGGGTCATCAATAATCAGTACGTGCGCACCTTTTCCGGTGATACCACCACCCACACCCGCCGCTGTAAACCCTCCACCCATCGTGGTGTTCCACGCCTCAACCGACTGGCTGTCCGGATCGAGCTTGGTGTCAGAAAACATCGCCTGATACGCCTTGTCGCGCATCATCTCACGCACTTTCCGACTGAACTTCATCGGCAAGTCAGTGTTGTACCCGCAATTAATCACCTCATGACTCGGATGATGCCCGAGGTGCCATGCCGGAAACCTGATACTCGCCAACTCAGAATTATGCGTAACTACGTGACGCTTTCCGACTAAATAGAGGCCATCTTCCCGATCAACCTGAATGCAGTGACCGAGCTCTCCGTTTGGAGCTCGCACAACTGACCTGATCCCGACACGCCTCTGAGGTGCAAGACGCTGCACAGACTTTCTGGCGAGCACGCACGGTATGCGCATCGTAGGCTGAAACCCTACTGTGTACACCACCTGCCTGCCCTGAATACCTGACGTGGACAAAACAGGCTGCTGCTCGGTCACGTATGACCTGAAGCCTAGCGAATTAGCAAGCTGCTCAATGTCGGTTGCCAGCTCTTTCGAAACTGTCACGACCCGCACTCGACCAGTAGCGAGTTCCACGTGCCCATCTGTGTCAACCAGCCCTGCAAGAAGCTCGAGCCTCTGCGGCACTGACGAATACTGGTACGTACTGGGTATGCGCTTCCACCCAATCAAACCTAACGACTTGAGCTGCCGCGTCAGTGCGCCCTCTACATTCGGCCTTGGGCCGGAAAAATACGTAGTCAAGCACCCAGTCGTCTTGTGTGTGCACACAGCCGACACCTTATACCCTCTGCGCGCAATCTCACTCACCACTGCCTGATCTGCCGCCGCGTGCGTAATGCACGGCTTCGTCGAACTGCCGTCACCCAACCACGCACCAAGAACATACGGATCCAGCTCAAGCTCCGCTGCCGGGTACTCAAGCACTGTGGACAGCGGCAGCTGATACGACGCGCGACCGCCTGAAAACAGAGCATACTCCGCCAGCTGCGCCGTACTGACCACGCGCCAGCGACTGCGATTACGCTCATACACAAGCCACTCATGATTCTCGTGGCACCTAAACTCGTCACCGTTAGTCAGCGTCACGACCATGTCCGATGGTGTCTTGTCAGACACAGCCAAAACCGTCGCTGGTAGCCCATCCGACCCGAAGACAACTGACCCAGGTACCAAATCACCGTGTGTGCTCCACCCACCGGGTGTGGGCACGAGCGTGCTGTCCGCCAACTGCTTCCCGTGCCGTGGCGGCACGAGCAACATCAGTCTCGGCGCTTTTTTGTCCGTAACATCCCTCGAAAACTGCTCCAGACGACGACAAATGTCCTCGTGCACCCACCCGGCGTCGTAACTCGGATGAAATTTCTTGGTAAAAAACAGCAAATTGCGGCGTGCGAGTACCCGCGCAGCTAACTCTTTGTTGAACGCTACCTCTTTCGAGCTACTCGCTGGTGCCGTCACTTATAACCTCGAAGTCTTCCACCTC